GTCTAAGCCCAAGTGAAATTCTAGCTTTACTAAGAGATGGGCACAGATAATGGCAAGCATATATGATGACATTCGTGCTGCCCTTGAGGTGAAACTTAGCACAGTTGCAGGCGTACCTTCTATCGGCTGGGAGAACGCACAGTTCAGTCCTACAACTGGTCAACCTTACGTTAAACCCCGACTTATGCCTACCCGTAGAGAACCTGCTGTCCGTGGCACTAACCCACAGATGTACTACCAAGGTATCTTTAGAATAGAGTGTTACGTCCCTGAAGGGGCTGGTCCTTCCGCTGGTGATGATCTTGCAGACAAGATTATAAATGCCTTTGAAGCCACAACTGATGTAAGTCAAGGTAGCACTATTGTATCCATCCGTTATGCCGAAAGAGAAATGGCTGAGATTGATGGACCCTTTTACATGATACCAGTTAATATAGGCTGGTATATTTACAAATAACTTCCTCTAGGAGAATCAATATGGCCTTTGCACAGGGTTCACGCTCCAGCTTGTCCTTCATCGTAGAATCTACGTTTGGTACGACACCCGCTGGTAACTTCACTAACCTTCCTTTCAGCACCCACTCTTTGAATCTTACTAAAGATCGTGTTGCTGGTAACGACATCCAAGCTGACCGTATGCCTCGTGTAGACCGTCACGGCAACCGTCAAGTAGCTGGCGACATTGTAGTTGACCTTCGTGATGGCGACTATGACTCTTTGCTTGAATCAGCTATGCTTAACACATGGGCGACTGACGTACTTAAGGTTGGCACAACACCTAAGTTCTTCTCCATGGAAGACTATGCTGCTGATATTGACCAAGCTCGTTTGTTCACGGGTATGTCAGTTTCCACTATGGGTGTCTCCCTTGCACCTAACCAGATGGTAACAACTACCTTCGGCATGGTCGGCAAAGACATGACCATCAGTGCTACAGAGAAGACACAGGATGCTGCATCTGGTGCTGCTCCCTTCGATGCTTACTCTGGTGACATTTCCATCGGTAACGTAGGTGCAGGTTCTGCTGTAGCTATCGTCACTGGATTGGACTTCACCCTGACTAACTCTTTTGCCCCTACCTTTGTGATTGGTGACGACAGTGCGCCTTCCCTTGAGTATGGTCGTGCAGAAGTAGAAGGCACACTGACAGCCTACTTCGAAGATGCTTCTCTCATCAACCGTTTCTTGAACGAGACTGAGACTGAGATTGAGGTGTCCGTAGACGATCCTACAGGTAGCAACACTTACACATTCTTGTTCCCCAAGGTCAAGATTAACTCTGCCGATGTTGGTGTCGATGGCCCAACTAGCCGTATGATCTCTATGTCCTTTGTGTCTCTCTATGACGCTACCGAAGGCACTAACCTTAAGATCACACGCTAAGAATACCTAGCTAGGTAGTGGAGGCTCCTGAGTCGGGTCGGGGGTCTCCACATTTATTCATAATCCGACACTAACTTACGCTATGACGTAAAGATCATAAACTTACGCTATGACGTAAAGATCATAACCCCGATAAGGAAACTCGACAATGGATTTAATGAACCTTAAGCCTACTAGTGATACTGTAGAAGTTACACTGGTACACCCCAACACTGGTGACACCCTAAAGAATGACGACAAGTCTGATATGACTATCACGCTCTACGCAAGTCACTCTAAGGAACACAAATCTGCAATGCACGAACAGACGAACAAACGTCTCAAGGCTATGCAGTCAGGTAAGAAGAAGGTTGAATTTAAGTCAGAAGAGCTAGAGGAAGCAACCCTGACCTTGCTTTCCAAGATCACTGCTGACTGGAACATCACATACGGTGGTGAGAAGCCTAAACTTACTGTGGCTAAGGCTAAAGATTTATACAACGAAGTGTTCTGGATTAAAGACCAGATTGAGGAGGCTCTTGCTGACTCTTTGGATTTTACGAAGGCCTAACTTCTCAGTTGTGTGATTGGTCTGAACATCAGTTCAAACTAAACAAACCTGACAAGGATGGCATTACAGAACGTGAACATCTCGAACAAGTAGAAAGGCAGATTGGACGTAGACCAGAAGCATTGGAACCCCCGACAGAATTTCCTCAGCTTATGTCTCATGTCTGGTCTGCCTTTTGTGTTTTGAGTAACAGTAGAAC